CGCTTTAAAACGGAAAACGGTAACATCTATTCAAAGACTTCAGAGACAGGAACAGCTTTAAGTACGGAAGAAGCTCAGCACCTTAGAGAAGAAGTAAGAAACAATGCTGAATACTTTACAGAAAGAATGATTAAGTATATTACTAACAATATTACTCTTTTTCCTGAATACAATACTAATAGTGGAGCTGATATTTCTCCTGACCAAAACGCTTACTATAATGGAATGAACCTTGAAAGACCAATGCGACAAGGGACTAAACTTACATTGAGAAACTTTTTAAACGCTTCTGATTACTCATAATGAAGAAACACTATAAACCGAAAACTAAAAATGTTACTAAGCTAAAGACTTACTTAGATAAAAAAACAAAACAAAATGACCGAAGTAAAAGACACTCTACAAGTAGGGTTAGCTAATACATCAGCAATAGCGTTCAGCATAACAGACTGTAACGAAATACTGACGCTAGTTTCCTTGACTCTAGCAATAAGTTTTACTGTATATAAATTTATCCAATTTGAAAAAAATAAATAAATGGCTCGTAAGGTTGTTACTAGCGCTTTTAAAAGCATTAAAAAGAAACGAAAGGGTGTACACTCCAAAAACGCAAGTAAAGGACAGAACGGCTTCAAAAAAGCATACAGAGGTCAAGGGCGTTAATCTTCTTTTAATTAGAGATACTTTTACAAAAGAAAGCACTATTGGTAAACTGTTTATCAATGGTGAAAGTTTCTGTGATACTTTAGAAAATCCTTATATTAATAACGAAAGAAATATAAGCTGTATTCCTGAAGGTCAATACAAAGTTAGATTAAGACTTCCAAGAGAATCAGCAACTAGGGATTACTTGCATTTGTTAGTTCAGGATGTGCCTAATAGAAGTTATATCTTATTTCATATAGGTAATACTGCTGCAGACACAAGCGGTTGTATTCTAGTAGGAAATGGTCGTGAACATGACGCTGTTAATAACTCACGATTAGCTATGGACTTAGTAATCAAAGAAATACTTAATTTAGGCGGTGAAAATATTAATTTAATAATCAAAAATAAATAGTTATGAAAAAGTTTTTAGAGAAGTACTTAATCGGTCAAATGATGAAGAGTAAGAAGTTTTGGTATGCTGTAAGTTCTGTAGTTGTACCTGCTTTAGTTACTTATTTAGGAGTTGACGAAACTACTGCAAAAGATTTGTACTACGCAATCTTAACACTAATTGTAGGACAGGGAATTGCAGACGTTGCTAAAAAGTAACAGATACAGACTAAAGCCACACGAAATAGTGGCACTAGAAAAAATGCGAGAAGCCGAGACTAGAAATGTTCTAGTTATCGGTGACTTGCATGAGCCGTTTTGCTTAGATGGCTACCTAACTTTTTGTATTGATCAGTATTACGCTTATAATTGCACAGAGGTAGTGTTTATAGGTGATGTAATAGACAATCATTACTCAAGCTATCACGAGGCTTCAGCTGATGGAATGGGTGGCTTAGACGAGCTAGAATTGGCTATTAAAAAAATAGGAAGATGGCGAGACGCTTTTCCTATAGCTACAGTAATTATTGGTAACCATGACAGGATCATAATGCGTAAAGCTCAAACCTCTAGTATTCCTTCTAAATGGATTAAGTCTTTCAAAGAAGTATTAGAAACTCCTAATTGGAACTTTGTAGAACGATACGAACTAGATGGAGTACAATATATTCATGGAGAAGGCGGAACTGCTAGGACTAAGTGTCGTGCTGATATGATGAATACAGTACAAGGACATCTTCATACTCAATGTTATACAGAACACTATGTAGGTAAGAAGTTTAGAGTTTATGGAACTCAGGTCGGTTGTGGTATTGATCACAAATCCTATGCAATGGCTTACGCTAAATATGGCAAAAGACCTGCAGTTGGCTGTGCAGTTGTATTAAATAACGGTCAAACCCCCCTCAATTTATTAATGCCTTTATAAGTTTTTAACCTAATTTTACACTTTTTTTTATTTATTTTAGTATCATGTACTAGATAAGGAATATTTTTTTCTTAAATTTATTGGTTAATAACGTGGTTAATAACTTTTTTCTACTATCTTTGCGCTGTTAAATTAAATTAATTAAAAAAATAAAAAAATGACTTACGAACAAGCAATTTTACACCACGACACAAAAAAATGGATACTGAAAGAAGCAGCTGCTTTTACTAATTTTTCTAAAATTAAAAAAATAATAAAAAATATGAATCTGGAACAGCTTTTAGATTGCAAGATAATGCTGCAAGATAAAATAAATAAATTAAATAAATAAAATAATAAATATATATTTTAATTAATATATATTTTTTTCTGTATAATTTTTAATAATAATCAGCTTAAAAACCTTAGCGACTATTCTAGGTATATAAAAAAATGCAAAATTATAAGATCGTAAACAAGAAAATCAATGCTATTTATTTTTTGAATGAAGAAGAATTAACTAACTTTTTCAAAAAAAATAGTGTTCAAAATTACAGTATTACCAATTTAACTAAAGCAAAAGCTAAAAAAATAAATAAGATGTTAGATGTAGTTGCGTACTTATGCGTATTTGCAGCTTCTGTATTAGCAACTTTACTTTATATTCAAAACTATTAAGATGACTAGACAAGACGCAGAATACCTAGAATTTTCTACTTATGTAGATTATAGCGAACCTAAAATATCCTTTATTACAGGTAAGCCAATTGATGATGAAAAAGTAATTGCAGAGCTTTGGCTGTTAAAGCCTGATTTCATTCCTGCTAAGGTAACAAGCTCAGGCGGTAATGATCTTATTTACAACAGCCGTTCAGTAGTAGTAGTAGGAACTGCTTTGCAATGTTATAGAAAGTTTTGTGAAATGCTCAAGACTAAAGGTTGGCAACAGAAAGACTGTTGGGATGTAGAACTAAAGCCAATCTATAAAAAACACTATAAAAATAATGGCAATTTGCCTGTAATAATAAACCTTAAATAAAATGGAAGAAACACACAAAAGTCTGCACGAAATAAATACATTTCAATGTGTAGATAACGAACTATACCTAAGAGGAAAAGATGAAATGGGAGAAGACTTAACAATATGCTTTGACGCTTTTAACTTCTTGGAATGGATAGACAAAGAACAAATAGAATACATAAAAGAACAACTAATTAAATACATACAAAAGAAATGAAATACTTAAGCGATTATATGGAAGAAAAGCAAACAGCTTTATTTAACAAGACCGGAACAATATTTGCTTTTAGCAACAAACAATTTGATGAGCAAAAAGTTAAAGGTAAACAATACAGCAGAATTGGACAAGGAATGCTTACTGAGAAAGGAAATGAAATAGAAGTTATCAATGGACTTGACAAGATTTACAAAGATAGTATTCAGCAGGATATTAAAGAAAACGGAAAAGACAAAGTTATACTAAGAGAGCTACTAAATCATGAAGCTTTTTATGTAGGTAATATAGAAGAAACAATACATAAACTTGAAGACTATCCAATTACTGAAGATGATATTAGTCATATTTTTCAAAAGAATTGGGCAAAATATTCAGACTATTAAATTAAATTTATTATTTTTAACAAGATCATTAACAGGCAAAAATCCTAGCCGATTAACATAGGTAGAATATATGAAAACAGAAGCACTAAAAGAAAAGTACATTAAGTACAATTTAACAAAAGATGACGTGTTTAAACATCAACACTACATCATCTTGACAAGAAGCGGTATTGATAAAATACAGGCTTTAGAAAACATCAACATAGATTACGAGGTGATCAAATGCGAGAAAGACTTTTGTGTTGTAAAAGCCAATGCAAGAAAAGAAGGTAAGGCAATCCAAACTTTTGGCTCAGCTTTAAAAGGAGCAGGGTATAAAGACGGAAACACTAACAGTTGGTACACTATGGAGATGGCTGAAAAACGAGCTATGAGCCGAGCGGTACTCAAGCTAACAGGCTTCTATGAATTAGGAGTATTTGGAGAAGACGAAGCAGAAGACTTTAAAAAGAGTAATAACTAAATAAATAAATAAAAATGGAAGTAACAGGAAAACTAGTAAAGAAACTTGAATTAGAAACAGGAACATCTAAAGCAGGTAAAGAATGGCAAAAGCAGTCAATAGTAATTGATACAGGTGGGGAGTTTAACAATGAAGTCTGTGTAAGTGCCTTTGGTGATAAATTAAAGCAAATGAACAAGTTAGAAATAGGAATGGAAGTATCAGTACTTTGCAATGTTTATTCTAGAGAATACAACGGAAGATATTTTCACAATATAGACGGATACTTTTTTACTAATCAGAGTAACAAATCTTCAGAAAAGATACAGAATGGAGAAGAAGATATGCCTTTTTAAGATGAATTCAGAAGATAACTTTAAAAACCTTTGCAACCTTACTACAAGTTTAGTAGGGTTGCCTAAAGGCTCACTAGCTTTAAAAACTAGGAAGACAGAATACCAAGTACCTAGAATGGTAGCTGCTATGGTTGCAAGACTAGAAGATAAAACGCATAGGTCTGTAATTGCTCAAGTCTTAGATAGGAATAGAACTAGCGTGAACCATTATGAAAGATGTCACTCAGCTAATTACGCTTCTTTTCCTTTATATCGTAATACATTCAATAAAGTATATAACGCCTACGCAGAATTGAAAGACAACAAATTAGACTTTGTAGATATGTATAACTTAAAAGATCATTTACGAAACGCAGGTGTTCATGATAGCGATATACACCAAATGACTATACGAATTAGATCAGGCAAGTTTGGAACTGATGTTAAAGTTTCTCACAAAGACTTTTATAACCAATTGGAGTTGTGTAAGTACGCTTTACAAAATCACAATTACGAACTAGAAGTAATATGAAGCATTTACTAAGCAGTTCAGCTTTTCTAATAGTGAACAAGCAATTAGCTAAGCAGGTAGGATTGAAGGGTGCAGTCCTACTTGCCGATCTAATCAGCAAAGAAGAATACTTTATATCTAACGGAATGACTGATGGATGGTTCTTTAATACAGCAAAAAACATAGAAGCTGATACCTGTTTAACAACACACCAACAAAGAAAGGCAATTAAGAAACTAAAAGAATTAGGAATAATAGAAACTAAAGTTATTGGAATACCTGCAAAGCAGCACTTTAAAATAATTGAAAACAAGTTATTGAGTTTCTTTAATACTAGTTTGGAAGAAATTGATAAACAAGTTTGTAAAAAACAAAAAACTATTAATAAGAATAAAGAAATAAGAATAACTAACAATACTATATCTAATAGGCGTGATGAATTTGTATTTGAGGTTTTGTCTTTTGATTATGATGAAAGTATTTTAAATGGCTTTATTGATTACTGGACTGAACCTAATAAGTCTAATACAAAAATGAAATATGAATTAAACAAAACATGGGAAACAAAAAGAAGGCTGAAGACTTGGGCTAACAATCAAAAGAAATGGGATAAACCTAAAACAAAAACAATGTCTAAAATAGATATGCAGCTTAACGAATACTTAAAAGGAAAAGAATATTTATGAAACCATTAAAACAAGAAAATTTAGAAGATCTAATAAAAAAAGTATATGATCTACTTACTAAAACTAAAATAGAAATAGGTCACAATACTGATGGTAAAACTTTAGCACAGCTAAGTAGATCATTTGCAGAAGATCTTATACAAGAAAAACGATTTGGTAATATGACCTTTAACCAAATACAAGACGCTTTTAGGCAGGGCGTAAGGTTTGGAAAAGATGAACCTTTTTTGAATATTAGAACCTTTTACAAGTGGGTGTATGCTCAAAAGAAAGAAATTGACAATGCTTACTATCAAGTTCATAGACTAGGGCAGCCAAAAGAAAAAGTACCTTTTTATCAAGAACCTTTAAAACTATTAAAATGATATTAACAATTGTATGGGGAGTAATAATTTTACTTTGTATTTTAGAAGCAATTTTTTGTACTAAATTTGAAAAAGAATGAAAACAAGACAAACTTCAATAGACTGCTTTAATCAAATAAAGTCAGAAGGGCTTTTATCTAATATGAGGTTCAGGGTTTATTCAGCTTTATTGAAAATGGGAAAACCATCTACAACTAGGGAAGTATATGCAACTATGAACATCATTAAACAAGAAGCAACAAGATTTACTGAATTAAGAAATCTTGGAGTTATTTACGAGGTTCAAAATAGAACGTGTACTGTTACAGGAAGAAGATCAATAGAATGGGATTTAACAGATAGACTTCCTGTAAATGTAAAAAAATCTAATAAAACAAAAAAGAATAAAATTGATGACGCTTTAAATAGTTTACGTGAATTATATAAAAACAAAGATACAAGTACAGATCAAGATTGGAAAATAACAGCTAATTTAATTAAGTCTATATGAAAAAGACAATAAGTAAATTAAAAAAAGAACTAGACAAATGGTTTAGCCTTTACATAAGATTGAGAGAAGCAAACGAACTTGGAATGTGCAAATGTTTTACTTGCGGAATAGTCAGGCACTACAAAGATGGAATGCAAAACGGACACTTCCAAAGCAGGAAACATTTAGCTACAAGATTTGATGAGCAAAATTGTCAAGTGCAATGTGTGAAATGTAATGTCTATGCTTGGGGCGAACAGTATAAATTTAGTTTAGCTTTAGACTCAAAGTATGGAAAAGGAAAAGCAGAAGCATTACAATACTCAGCTAGAACAACTTTAAAAATCTCCAGAGTAGAATATGTAGAAAAAATTAGTTATTACAAATTGCTTGTTGATAACTTAAAAAAAGAAAAAGGAATAGAGTAACAATTTTTATATCTTTGGCGTATGATAGAACCGATTTACGCAAGTGAGGAACACAAGCAAATAATTGAAACCTATTTAACTATGTGTACTGAGTTTGCAAAAGATGTAAGTACAAAAACAAGATACAATAATTTTCTAGATGTAGTAGATGTTATTTTAGAATATCACAACAATTACGGTAAAGGAGTACGAGAAAATAATTGGTACGATTGGTTGATGATAATACCAACAAATCTTTCAGTAGCTACAAACGGTTTTTTTGCAGGGCTTGAAACTAAAACAAACGCATCAGTTATAAGAGCATACAAAGTTGTGCTCAGTGAAATGGTTTTTGATGTAGTGGATAAAATTGACGCTTTAGAACAAATCAATGACTGAAATATACGCAGAAATATCAAGCCTTAGTTCTAAGTTTAGAGAAATGTGCTTCGGACTTACGCAAGATGAACAAGCTATTAATGACGCAGTACAGGAACTTATGCTTTACTTCTTACAGATGAACCCTGATACATTAAAAAACATTTATGAAAAAGACGGAATAAAAGGAATTAAAGGTTATGGTGCAGTAGTATTGAGAAGAAGTTTAACAAGTGTAAGAAGTCCCTTCTATTATAAGTATAAAAAGTACTATACACAAGTACAAGATTTTTACGAAACAAATGTTTCTCAAGGAAACCACAGGACTATATACAATATGCCTGAAGTAATAGAAGAATATAAATGGGAAAGGTTAGAAGAAATAGACAAAGTTTTGGATAAACAAAGTTGGTATGACAAAAAAGTATTTGAGCTATACTACTCAGGTGAAACTTTAGACAGCCTAGCTAGTAAGACAGGGATAAGTAGAAACAGTTTATTTACTACAATAGATAAAGTAAGAGAAATACTTAAAAAGGAATTGAATGAATAAGTTTTTTGTTCCTAACGAAGTTTATGAAGATAGAATAACTATTTGCAAGAGTTGTATTTATTATTTTAAACCTACTGGAACTTGCAAAGACTGCGGATGTTTTATGAAGATAAAGGCAAGACTTGCACCAATGGGCTGCAGTCAAAAGAAATGGGAGAAAACAACTGAGATAGAAACACCTCAAAGTTTACCTCGAGAAATAGTAAACGAAATTTTAGATATGTGGAAAGACTTAAAAACAGGTAGGGCAAAAGATCAAGCAGCAAAAAAAAGAATGATTGAAACATACAACACTATATACAATACTAATTACAGTCCTAGAACAAATTGCGGTTCGTGTATATCAACTTGTTTTGATGGAATAAAAAAACTATATAATGAATACAAATAGAACTTACAAATCAATTAAGTGGGTATTAAACAGCCATATTAAAAATAATGTTAGAAGTCTTTGGACTTGGGAAGACGATAACTTTACTTGTATCTTTGAAAACTACTCAGGTGATAGCAGAATATACACACCGCATCAACTACTTAAACTATTAACAAATGACACAGAACGAGAAACTAATTAAAAACCTAGAAAATATGCCAATAGACTTAGACTATAAAGCAACACCTGAACCAAGTTATTATTCAGGAAAGAAGTACGGTTACTCAGCAAGAAAAGTAGTTGAGGACTTTCAACCTGATAGCTACAACTTAGGAACTGCAATCAGTTATTTATTAAGAGCAGGAAAAAAAGAAGGCAACCCTGCTGAACAAGATATACAGAAAGCAATTAATCACTTACATTTTGAGCTAGACAGATTACATAATGACTCTGTATAGTTGCGAATGCGGAAAAGAAGAAAAAGAAGTTAGCAAAGCTACAATAGTTTTAAGAGGTAAAAAGTGGGTTTGTAAAGAAGCTGAATGCAGTTGTGGAAAATGGATGGATAGTAAACCAACTGAAGGAATGCCAAGCCTTAAAAGAACAGAACCTACTCTAAGTATGAAACGTGACAAGCTATGGGAAGGAGCAACAGAAAAGATAAGAAGCAAGACTGAATAAAACAAATAAACAAAAATTCTATTATATAACATGAAAATACAAAAGCAATACCATTTTTACGCTGGACATAGAAATAAGAAAGCAGGAGAAAAATGCGGCAGACTGCATGGACATACTTATAAAGTAAAATGTATTTTTAAGTTTACAGAAATGGAAGATGGAATTAGTATGTTGTTTTCTGATATTGATAAAATAACTGAACCTATAATTAAACAATACGATCATTACTTTTTACTATATGAAAAGGATAGTTTGTGTGAACTTTTAGACTTAGCGAATGAACCTTATATCAAACTACCTTTTGAGACCTCAGCAGAAAATATGGCAATATGGATATATAATGAAATTAAAAGAGAATTACCTATAGTTGAAATACAACTAAGAGAAACAGAAACCTCAACAATAATATACAATGGATGAAACAATTTTAAATGTAAGTGAAATTTTTTACTCACTACAAGGAGAAGGAGCAAGAGCAGGAACGCCAACTATCTTTATAAGATTACAAGGGTGTAAAGCAAAAGGAGCGTGTTATGCTTCAGGAATTAAATGTGATACAGAGTTTGAAAGCGGCTCAGAATGGAAGTTAAGGTCAATTGTACAATGGCTAGAAGAAGATAGTAATGGCTGCAAAGAAATTACATGGACAGGTGGTGAACCTTTAGATCAGCTAACAGAAGAAATTATTGCCTACTTTAAAGAAGCAGGATATTACCAAGCAGTTGAAACTTCAGGCTTACACCCAGCGCCAAAAGGTTTGGATTTTATATGTGTCAGTCCTAAAGTTGCAGAACACGTAATAAAAAGAAATTTTGATTATACGATTTCAGAATTAAGATATGTAAGACATAAAGGACAACAAATTCCTCAACCAAAAATAAAGGCAAAGCACTATTGGATTAGTCCTCATTCAGATGGTTTTACTATCAATAACGAAAATGTAAAGCATTGTATTAACTTATGCTTAGATAATCCAAAATGGAAACTAAGTGTACAAACTCATAAACTATGGAACATATTATAAGTTGGGAGGAAATAATAAAAAGAGTAAATAAACTAGATAAAAGTAAAAAGTATTATGGAGTACCAAGAGGTGGGCAGTATATAGCAGCTATGCTCAATCCTGTCGATACAATAGAAGAAGCGGATATAATTATAGACGACTTATTAGATAGTGGCAAAACTAAACAAGATTATGCAAAGCACGATAAACCTTTTATAGTTATATTTAATAAACAAACTGAAGAAGAACTAAAAGGAAAATGGTTAGTCTTTCCTTGGGAAGTAAAGGAAGAGCCAGTAGAAAATAACTTTGTAAGAATATTACAATACTTAGGTGAAGATCCAACAAGAGAAGGACTGAGAGAAACACCAAAACGATATATCAAATTTATGAAGGAGTTTTTAGCACCAAAAGAATTTAAGTTTACTTGTTTTGATGCTGAAGGAACGGATGAGATGATAGTACAAACAAACATTCCTTTTTATAGTTTATGTGAACATCATATAGCACCATTCTTTGGAGTCGCAAATATTGCATACATACCAAATGGAAAAATAGTAGGATTGAGTAAATTAGCTAGAACGATTGACCTTTACGCAAATAGATTTCAGAACCAAGAACGAATAACTACGCAGGTAGCAGAACGAATACAAGAAGAATTAGAACCTTTAGGAGTAGCAGTTACTTTAAAGGCACAGCATTTATGTATGTGCATGAGAGGAGTTAAGAAACATGATACTTGGACGACTACTTCTAAAATGTTAGGAGCTTTCAAGGACAATTTAGATACTAGAAACGAATTTTTGAACCTAATAAAATGAAAACTAATATAATTATAAACTTGCAGCATGAAGCTTTACACCAATGGTCAAATTGTGACTTAGAAGGAGTAGAGTTCCTAAAATTTCCTCACAGACATATATTTCACATTTGCTGCAAAAAGGAAGTAACTCACGATGATAGGGATATTGAAATAATATTACTAAAAAGAAAAATAAACAATTACTTAAAAGAGATGTTTCCTGTAACTTTTGGAGAAATGTCTTGCGAAATGATAGCTAAACTTATTCTTGAATGTTTTCAATTGAGCTATTGCAAAGTATTAGAAGATAACGAAAATGGAGCAGAGGTATGGCAAAAATAATATACTTACCCTTAGAACACATAGACATGAGGTACACGGTCTATTTAGATAAAGTAATAACTAATTACTTAGAAAGCAGTAAAATAGAGTTTATTAAGATATATCCTAACATTCCTAAAAGGGAAATAAAAGAAGGTAGTTTTTTAGACGCACCAACTACTATTGAGTTTAAAAGTAAACAAATAGCTAAAGTAGCTGAAATGTACCATACAGATCAGATTAAAAGCGGAGACATAATTTTTACTTCAGATATTTGGTTTCCTGGTTTGGAGAGTATAGCATACCTAAACTATTTTTGCAATAAAGAAGTAAAGCTAACAGGTTTTTTACACGCAGGAAGTTTTACTGATACTGATTTTGTAAGAGATATGGAAAGGTGGGCGAAAAATTTTGAGGATATGATTTTTGACATATCAGATAAAATATACGTTGCTTCAGAATTTATAAAAAAAGATGTATGTAAAAAAAGAATGATTGATCAAGAAAAAGTAATAGTAACTGGATTGCCTTTAGATAATTCTAATTTCAATAAACATATAAAGAAAACTAAACAGGATATAGTTATTTTTAATGGTAGGAATTGTGATGAAAAACAACCTTGGTTATTTGATGAATTACAAAAAAGAGTTAATAACAGAGGATATTTAGTAGAATTTATAAATACTCAGAAACAAAATTTAGATAAAGAAAACTATTACGAACTATTAGGCAAAAGCAAAGTAGTAGTAAGTTTTGCATTACAAGAAAATTTTGGCATAGGAATAAATGAAGCAGTAGAGTTAGGATGTATTCCTGTATTGCCGAATAGATTAGTTTATCCTGAGTTTTATAATAACGAGTATTTGTATAACAATATAAATGAATGTGTGGAGAAAGTTTGCTCAGCTTTAGACAATAAGTTAAGTCAAACAACTCCTAACTATTTATTTGATATAAAAAAATGGTTTAAATGTTAATATTTTTAGCAGGGTTAGAACAGACTGAGCCTAAACATGTAGGCATACTTAAAAGCAGAGTACCAAATGCTTTTTATTCATATTACTATATGAGAAAGGACAAAACAGATAAAAAGATAACAGGAGTTAAAAAATATCATGATATAGTATTTGTTGATAGCGGAGCGCATACTTTTTTCAGTGAAGATGATAAAATAGGAGCAGCAGGAGTACACCAAAAGAAAACTAAAATGGTAGAAAGTCCTCAAGAATATTTCGATAATTATGTTATATGGCTTAAAAGAAATTACGAACATTACGATTACTTTGCAGAGTTAGACATTGGCGATATAATAGGACAAAAGAAAGTAAATGAATGGAGAGAGGTATTGAAAAAAGAAAACTTATACTCTAAATGCGTTACAGTTTATCACCCTGACTGTATGAGTTGGGAAGACTATATTAATATGCTTGAAGATAGTCAAAGTAAATATGTAGCATTAGAAGGAGATAGAAGACATAGGAAAAGACTGCCTTACATTAAATTAATAAAAGAATGTTACAAAAGAAATATAAAGGTACATGGGTTTGCTATGACTAAAGACAATGTGATGAGCAAACTACCTTTTTACTCAGTAGATAGTACTTCTTGGAAAAGTGGTGAAATGTATGGATGCATTCCTTATTTTAATGGAACTAGGGTACAAAATGCACACGTTAAAAAATTAAAAGACGCTGCAAAAGCAGGATGTAGATTTAACTTAGATCTATTACACCACGAAAATATGACTGAAAATAGACTATACAGATTGATACTAGGAATTAACGCTTATAAAGAAGCACAAATATATTATACAAAATTATGGAAAAAAAGAGGAATAAATTGGAAAGTTTAGAGGAATTAGGATACAAACTAATGCCTATAAGTAAATTAGTTAAAGCTGATTGGAATTACAAAGAAGAAGAAGAAAAGCAAAGCGAAAAATTACTTAACAACTTTAAAAGAAACGGACAGCTAGAAAATATCTTAGTGCGTTTATTAGATACAGGATACTATGAAGTAGTAAATGGTAACCACAGACTAGATGTTATGAATAACTTAGGTTATGATAATGTAGTAGTAATGGACTTAGGAGAGATAACGCAACAAGAAGCAATTAGAAAGGCAATTGAAACAAACGAAACTAAGTTTAAGTCTGATACTTTAAAGTTAGCAGAATTGTTAGGAGAACTAACTGAAGAGTTTGGAGCTGATGAGATAGTAAATAGTTTGCCTTATAATGAAGATGAGTTAAAAAACTTTGCAAATATGTTAAGTTTTGACTGGGAACAATTTGAAGAAGATGGAAGTGCAATAGATAAAGGAGAAAGTTTTGACAAAGAAATTAAGCTCAATGTTTCAGAAGAGACCTATAACGCATGGTTAAAGTTAAATGAAAAACTAGCAAAGCTAAATGGATACGATAATGAGAGTAAGGTGTTTGAATTTGCAGTAATAGAAGCATTGAACATACCTGATGAAAGTTTACAATAATTATACAATATTATACACAAATGGCAAATAAAAATAAATATACAGAAGCTCAAATAAAGGACGCTTTAACTAAAGCAGGTGGTTTTATTTCTATTGCTTGTAAGAGTTTAAATTGTACTAGAAGAACAATATATAATTACATTGATAAGTTTCCTGAATTAAAAGACATAGTAAAAGATATAAGGGAACAGTATTTAGACATTGCAGAAGCTGCATTGATCAAAAATGTAAAAGATGGTAAGAGTAGCGATATTAAATACTTCTTAAATACACAAGGGAAGAAACGAGGCTATATAGAAAAAAGTGAACTAGACATTACTTCAGGTGACGAGCCAATCAAAATTAACATAAATATAAAAGGAGTTGATTATTGAAGCCAAGTTTACGCAAACGCAGGAACAGGCAATACAATACTTGTTTGATAAGAAAACTACTGAGATATTGTTTGGTGGTGCTGCAGGTGGTGGAAAGTCTTGGGTAGGATGTAGTTGGTTAATTTTAATGTGCTTGAAATATCCTAAGACTAGGTACTTAATGGGAAGATCAAAGTTAGATAGTTTAAAGAAAACAACTTTAAATACTTTTTTTGAGGTCTGTGAAGCATGGGGAATAGTAGCAGGTAAGCATTACAATTTTAACGCAGGATCGAATATAATTTCCTTCTATAATAAGTCAGAAATACTTTTAAAAGATTTATTCTTATATCCTTCAGACAGAAACTTTGACAATTTAGGATCTTTAGAAATAACAGGAGCTTTCATAGATGAGGCAAACCAAATAACTGAGAAGGCTAAAAATATAGTAGCTTCTAGAATGAGGTATAAACTAGATGACTATGGTATAATACCTAAAATGCTGATGACTTGTAACCCTGCAAAGAATTGGGTTTACTCTCAATACTATAGACCTGCAAAAGATGGCACTCAAAAAGAACACAGAAAGTTTATACAAAGCTTAGTTGATGATAACGAATACATATCTAAGTATTATAAGACGCAATTACTTACCTTAGATGAATTGAGCAAACAAAGGTTACTATTTGGTAATTGGGAGTATGACGCAACCAATGACGCATTAATAGATTATGACGCGATAATTAATTTATTTAATCAAAAAGGAATAATAGGTGATAAATATATAAGTTGTGATGTAGCACGATTTGGAAGCGATAAGACAGTTATAATGTTGTGGGAAGGTCTTAGTATCAAAATAATAAGAACATTGCTTAAAAGCGCTGTAAATGATGTTGTGGAGCATGTAAGGCAATTGCAGCAGGAATACCAAATACCTTTAAGAAATATTATAGTTGATGAAGATGGTGTAGGTGGAGGAGTAAAAGATTACTTAAGGTGTCAAGGATTTGTAAATAATTCTAGACCTTTAAAAAAAGAAAATTATACTAACTTAAAAACGCAATGTTATTATAAGTTAGCAGATCTAGTTAATAAAGGGCAAATAGGTATTAATTGTCCAGATGTTAATATTAAAAACTATATTATAGAAGAACTAGAGCAAGTAAGAACTAAAGACGCTGATAAGGATAACAAGCTGCAAATTATTCCTAAGGATACTATTAAAGCTATTCTAGGGCGTTCTCCTGATTATGCAGACGCTTTGGCTATGAGAATGTTCTATGAGATAGATAGTAACTTTGGAAAGTATTATGTGCAGTAAACTAAAAACAACAAATTTCTATTATATAACAGATGAAAGTAAAAGTAAAAAAAGAAGGAAAGGTAAAAGAGTTTAAACTTATTAGTAGTTGGGAGGATGTAACGCTAGAGAAGTGGTTAAAACTTATTGATTTTGAAACAGGTACAAAGACTGAGGAAGCAACAGAAACAATAGCAGCGTTGTCTAATATCCCTAAGCAGTTAGTAAAGGAATTGGCTTTAAAAGATGTAGCAGTATTAATGAGTAAAATTGCAGAGCTACAACAAAAGCAAGATACTAACCTAAAAAGGATAATTGAAATAGAAGGAGTTGAGTACGGCTTTCATCCTGATTTGGATAGTATAACTTTAGGCGAGTATGCAGACATTGAAACATTTATTAAGAATGGAATTGAAAAGCATTTACCTGAATTAATGGCTGTATTGTATAGACCAATAAAAGAAAAGAAAAATGATATATATGTTATTAATGCTTATGATGGTAATATACGGCTCAGGACGGAAGAAATGAAAAAAATGTCAGCTCAACAAGTGCAAAGTGCGTTGGTTTTTTTTTACAATTTCGGGAAAGAATTGTCAGCGATTTTGCCATTGTTTTTGATGGAGCAGCTGCAGGAAATGCAGAAGCAATAGCCACAGAAAGTTTCGCTGATAAGTGGGGTTGGTTTGGTGTGATGTATAGATTAACAAATGGAGAGATAGTAAACTTAGAAAGGATAACGAATTTAGGACTGTTAGAATGCTTGACTTGGTTAAGTTATGAAACAGACTTAAACTCACAAAACAAAGTAAAAAGAAATGGTGAACAATAAAAGTTATAATAACGTAGTAAACACTTTGCTAAGACTAGGAGAGTTCCACGAACAGATCAGCACGATTTCAGTTGGTGATATTTACGACCTCAACTTAGAAAAGATGGAGAAGTTTCCTTTAATGCACATAAACCCTACTTCAGTTGAAACAGGAGACAGTCAATTGACTTATAACTTTCAAGTGTTTATTATGGATATGGTAGGCGAGAAGTCAGGTTGGCAAACTAAACAACATCAGCTTTTAACTAAGTTAGTAAACAGAGAGAATAACGAGCAAGAAGTATTCAATCAGACTTTAGCTATTTGTACAGATATAATAGGAATGTTAAGGCATAGCTCAAGACAATCCATAAACGGAGTAAATGATATAAACGAACCTATCTACTTTACACAAGACCAATTTACAATAGAACCATTTCAGGAAAGGTTTGATAACTTATGTTGCGGTTACGTATTTAATATAGGGGTATTAGTTCAGAATGATTTTCAGACTTGTAATATACCTGCAAATATTAGGGGTGCAGGTTACTAATGTTCAAGTTCAAGATAGGAAGATTAATAGTTCAAATAGGATGGAAGAAATTTAAAATAACAATAAAAATATAACATGGCAGATTTAACAACAACAATTACAGAGAATGTCGTATTGAACGGCTCAGTCAGAGGTTCTACAAACACTTTAACAACTACAGGTATAGTAGATGTATTTGAAAGAATTTTAACTTGTACACACTCACAGACAACAACAGTTGCAGTATTTAATTCAACTCCTCATGGTGCAGATGGTGCCTTAGATGTAGAGAATTGCAAATACTTAAGAGTTACAAATTTAAGTGATGATCAAGATATGAAAGTAGCTTTTGTAACTTCAGGCACAAACTATCAAGTAACTGTAAGGGCAGGTGGTTCGCATATCTTATTTCAAGCTGAAGAAGCGTTGATTGGTGAAGAAGATGCAAGTCCTGCTTTTCCTACATTACAAGATTTAGTTACAGTAGAGGTAAGACCTTCAGCAACAACTGATGTACAAGTAGAAGTCTTTGCAGCGTTAGTATAATGAAGACAGTAGCCCTTGAAAGATACCTTAACAGCTTTGGTAAGCAAGTAGTAAACAGAGCAAAAGGAAATTTACAAAGATCAAAAGGCGGCGGAAGTAAATTAGAGAACTCTATTAGCTTTAAAGTAGTAACTACAAATAAAGGTTTTAACGTACAATTTAAGATGAACTCTTACGGTGCTTTTGTAGACAAAGGAGTTTCAGGAACAGATAAAAAAAGAAGTTTTAAAGATTACAAAGGTAAAACAAAACCTAGTCCTTTTAAGTACACAACAAAACAACCACCTAGCAGGGTGCTTGACAAATGGATAGTAAAAAAAGGAATAGCACCTAGAGATGAAAAAGGTAGATTTATGTCTAGGAAAAGCATATCTTTTTTAATAGCTAGAAGCATAAAGAAGAAAGGAATACAAGGAATAAGCTTCTTTCAGAAACCTTTAATGTTAGGAATGAAACAGTTTAGCAGTAAGTTTGGGAAAGCAATAGCTGATGACATAGTAGATAATTTAAGAAAACAAAAAATAGCATAATGGCAACACTAATAGAACAAAAACCTCTATACACTCAGATACCTGTAGGGCAAGAAGTAATTTTTGTAGTATCAAATACTCCTATATTGAGCAATACTGTTTTTACAAATTTCAGGTTTATTGCTGATGTTTATATAAGTGATACAATACCTACATCAATTTCTTCAACATCAACACCAACAGCTACTTTTAAAACAGCTCCTAACAATGCAGCTGTAGGAATATTTGATTTCAAGCAAGTAGTTGAAAATTATGTTAGTGCTGATAATATGGCTTTTAACGACAGTCAGTATAAAGGAATTACAACAACTGATGACACACCGCATCCTTTACACTTAATAGACAAGTATTCAAGAAACAAAAAAGCTGCTAGATGGCTAACAATTCAATTTAAAACACAATATTTTGATACACAATTTAACGAAACTGAAGTAGTAGATTTACAAAACTCAATCGACTACCAAATATTTAATGGGTACTTAAAATATTCTGATATTCTAACAATGGGTACAGCTCCAAATGCTAATGACTTTGGTTTTGATTTAGATAGCTTTAATTTGTCAGATGATACTAACAAATTTTTAACTAATGCACCTGCTACTCAGTACGCTAATTTAGAAGATTACGGAACACTTGCTTTTTTAGCACAGAACAATAATTTAGTTAAAATAAGATTAATATATAAGAATAGTGCAGGGGTTCAAATAGGAACAGAAGATATAAATAAGACAGCAGCAAATGGAGCTTATACAAATTTCAGTACAGAAATATCTGAAAGACTGTTATACTTTGGCTGCTTTCCTGCTAACTTAATGAGAAATGGAAGTAGTATTTTTGCAGGTTTAGTTTCAGCAGGTACAATACAGGGCGGCTCAATAGTTGTACAAGCTTTTCCTTTTTCAAATACTGTAGGTATTTCAAAAGAATACACTATTAATGTAAATTGTCCTAATTTAAAAGGATATGAAAGTATAAGACTTTGTTGGCTCAATCAATGGGGTGCGTGGGATTACTACACTTTTACTCAGAAGTCAGTAAGAAGCATATCAACTAAAGGTTCTACATACGAACAACTAGCAGGAACTTGGAATGAAGCTGCTTACAGAGTAGATAGTTTTAAGGGCGGTAAAAAATCCTTTAGAGTAAATGCAACAGAAAAAATAACAATGAACTCAGACTTTGTAAGTGAAAGCGAAAATGATATGTTTGAAGAACTAATAAACAGTCCTGAAGTTTATATCTTAGAAGGTTACCAAACAGACGGAACTAACTCAGCACTTAACCAATACGTAAAACCTGTAAGGCTTACAACTTCTAGTTTTACAAAGAAAACAGTAGCAAACGACAAATTAATACAGTACACTTTTGAA